GAGAAGACAGGCGTTGTACTACAAGTATGACGTATCTCCTATTAGGTACGGGCCTTCTGGGTCTGAGTATACATATGACCCCTTTTGTTATGGTGAGATTAGGACAGTAAAGTCCAAAGATCTTAACTTTGTTGAAAAAATTATTAGAGCAGCGCCTACATTAGCTCTTTCCTTTGCGTTAGGCCCAATAGCCGGTAATGTACTAGCATCAACAGGTATTGCAGCGGCAGGAACTACGGCTAATGCTGTTCTATCTAGTGCACTTTCCAGTGCAGTGACAGCAGGACTACAAGGGGCTGATCTTGAGGAAGCTCTGACAGCGGCTGCAATAAGTGGAGCGACAACTTACGGCAGTGAGTTTTTTTCAGGAGCAGGTGGTGCTGAAGCAGGTGCTATAGACCCTACTGCCCCAGAGTTAACTTTTGATTCTATAGATCCTACTGTTCCTAATAATATTATAGACATAGCAGGAGATCCTTCTGCTTTTGCAGGGATTGACATTGGGGCTTTTACTCCTGAAGTTGCTGGCTCTGCTTTAACTAATGCACAACATTTTACAAATACTATTGAAAGAATTGTTCAAGATGTAGGAGGAGACGCTGCTTACGAAGCGTTGACTCCAGATCAGTTTGGTCAGCAATTACTTAAACATGGAGGAGAAAGGGCTTACAGACAGATATTTGAGTACTCAGGTGCTTCAAGATCTTTATTAGATCTTCCTAATGAAATAGTTTCTTTAGCCGGTGGCATAGGAAATGCTTTACCTGACTATATAATGAGTACAGAAATGGAGGACTTTATTAGACCTCCTGCTTCACGTACAGAAACAATAGTTGATGTTAGTGACTTTGAACTTCCTGAAGAACGCTTTGAGCCTATCAGACCACCACAGCCTCCTACACAGACGCCCGGAGGTGGCGGTGGAGCATCAGGAGGAGCATCATCTGCACCAGCAACATCGGTAGTTTCCCCGTCTGCTCCTAGTGCGTCTGTAACACCTGTTGTACCGCAGCCTATAGTTAGTGCGCCGGGATCAATTACAGGCTCTTTGTTCTCTAGTGTTGTTCCTGCACTTGCAGCGGCGGCTGTCACATCACCGTCTACACAACCTACAGTAGCTCCTCCAGCTACACCTATAGCTACTACTGCTCCTACAACAGAGCCTACGCCTACTACAACTACAGAGCCTACAGACATCTTAGAGGACACTACTGCTGAAGACACTACTGCACGGTTAGAAGCAGAAGCACAGGCACAAGCTGAAGCAGAAGCACAAAGGCAAGCACAAGAAGAAGCACAAAGGCAAGCACAAGCAGAAGCAGAACGTTTAGCAGAGGAAGCTAGGAAAGCAGCAGAGGCTAGGGCCGCAGCAGAAGCTAGAGCAGCAGCAGAACGAGAAGCTGTCGCACAGGCAGAAGCTAGAGCAGAAGCAGCGGAAGCACGTTTAACGGAAGCACGTGCGCAAGCAGAAGCAGATGCAGCAGCCGCAGAAGCTGCTAGAGAAGCAGATGCTTTAGCTCAAGCAGACGCCTTAGCAGAGGCTGTAGCTGCTGGGGAAGCTAGATACGGAGAGGCTGTGGCAGCAGGAGAAGCCTTAGGTGAAGAACGCTTTGGCGAAGGATTAGGCACAGGTAGAGGCCAAGGCGCTGGTGCAGGCATTGGTGCAGGACTAGGCTTAGGTCTTCTTGCCGGTATGGGCGGTGGAGCAGGAGGCACTGGAGGCTACACACCACCTGACTTTGAAGACTATGACTTTAGAAAAACATATCAAGCTCCTGAACTACTAGAGCTAGCACCACAGTACGCAGGGTATCAGGCTCCCACTACACTACAGGGACTATTTAGAGGATTCATATGAGTACGCAATATCTAACAATAGTTAACGAGGTACTGCGTAGACTACGTGAAGACGAAGTATCTGCCGTGGCTAACACAGCCTACTCTAAAATGGTAGGCGACTTTGTAAACGATGCTAAACGTATTGTAGAAGATTCACATGACTGGTCTACGTTACGAACAACTATTACTATCCCTACTGTAGCAGATACTACAGAATATAGCTTGACAAATGCCGGAGAACGTGTTAAAATATATAGTGTTATCAATGACACATCAAACTTTTTTATGCGCTATGAGTCACCTAACTGGTTTAACAATGCATATTATATCTCTGGTGAAGTCACAGGTACTCCAGACTCCTATACGTTCAGTGGTATAGACAGTAATGAAGACACTAAGGTACAGGTGTATCCTAAGCCTGACGCAGTATACTCTATGCGCTTTGACTTGATTGCAAGAGAAGCTGAGCTATCTAGCGATACAGACACTACAGTTTTACCTAAGAACGCTATCATACACAACGCTGTAGCTTTGTTGGCTAGAGAGCGTGGTGAGACAGGCGGTACTACTGCACAGGATTATTTCTTAATTGCAGACAAGCATTTATCTGATGCTGTTGCAATAGATGCCTATAAGAATCCTGAAGAATTTATTTACAGAGTACCCTAATGGCTCAAGAACGAAAAAGCATATATGTAGGTGCGCCGGGATTTCGTGGGTTAAACACTCAGGATTCTCCTGTAACTCAAGACTCCTCCTTTGCTTCTATAGCAGAGAATGCTATTATTGACAAGTTCGGCAGGATAGGTGCTAGAGAGGGGCTAAACAAACTAACTAGCTCTACTACACCTCTTGGATCTAGTGCTGGAATAGAGTCTGTCTTTGAGTTTACTAAGCGAGATGGGACTACTATTGTATTCTCTACGGGTAACAATAAGATATTTACAGGCACTACATCATTAACTGATGTTACTAACAGCATGACTATTAGTGCTAACAACTGGAAGATTATCTCCTTCAACGGAGATGCTTACTTTTTCCAGAGAGGCCATGACGCACTAGAGTACACTACAAGCGCAGGGACTATAGGAGTTTTATCTTCTAATGCTCCAGACGCTAATGAGGCTTGTGCTGCTTTTGGGCGTATATGGGCAGGAGATGTAACAGGCAATAAATATACCCTGCACTTTTCGGACACTCTTGATGGCGATGATTGGACAGGAGGCACATCAGGTTCTTTAGACCTAACTACTGTGTGGCCTACAGGCTTTGATGAGATTGTAGCTATAAGAGAGTTTAACAACTTCTTAGTTATCTTCGGTAAGCAAAGTATTCTGCTGTATTCAGGTGCTTCGGCTCCTGCTAGCATGGCTCTTTCTGATGTTATTACAGGTATTGGCTGCGTAGCTAGAGACAGTGTACAGGACACAGGTACAGATTTAATATTCTTATCTGACTCAGGTGTACGTAGCTTGGGCAGGACTATACAGGAAAAGTCAAACCCTATTGGTAACGTATCTAAAAATGTACGTGATGACATTATTTTTAATATAGGTGCAGAAACTGGAAACATTAAATCAGCGTATAGCCCAGAGAATGCGTTTTATCTATTGTTCTTTCCTAGTAGTTCTCTTGTCTTTTGTTTTGACATGCGAGGCACATTAGAAGACGGAAGTAATCGTGTTACTACATGGCCTGCTACTAAGATTCTTTGTGGTACTAGAGGATCTGATGGCACATTGTATTTAGGAACAGCTAAGGGCATCAATGACTACAGTGGCTACCTAGACGATACTTCACCGTACACTATGAAGTACTATACTCAACCATTGTCCTTCGGTGATGCATCAAGGCTAAAGATACTTAAAGAATTAACATTTAAAGTTATCGGTGGACAAGGGTCTACTTTGGTCTTAAACTGGGGTTACGACTACACAGAAGCATACGCTAAACAATCAATAACTATTGTTAACTCTAGCATAGCGGAGTATGGAATAGCTGAGTATAATGTAGCTACCTCTGAATACAGCGCATCTATTATTGTAGATGACGCTAGGGTTAAATCAACAGGGTCAGGAACAGTAGCTACTATCGGAGTAGATGCAATAATTAACAATAGGTCTTTGTCAATACAAGAACTAAAGACTGAGGCACTTATAGGCAGATTAGTATGACAAATTACTCAAAGACAACTAACTTTACAGCTAAAGACTCTTTAGTATCTGGAGATGCTAATAAGATTGTCAAGGGCGCTGAGATTGACGTAGAGTTTGACAATATTGCAACAGCGTCAGCAACTAAAGCAAACATAGCTAATCCTACGTTTACAGGTGTTGTTTCTTTTCCTGATGGCTCTGCTGGTGCTCCTTCAATTACAAATACTGGAGACACTAATGCAGGCTTGTTCTTCAGTGCAGCAGATACTCTAGCTTTTGCTGCTGATGGCACCGCACAGTTTACATTTGCAAACGGTGTGATTGCCCCTGTCACAGATAATGACATAGACCTTGGTACTAGTTCACTAGAATTCAAGGACGGTTATTTTGATGGTACAGTGCACACTGATGCTATTAATTTAAATGGCACAGCTATCACAAGCACCGCAGCAGAACTTAACATTCTTGATGGCGTAACGTCTACTGCTGCTGAACTTAACATTCTTGACGGTGTTACAGCTACCGCCGCTGAACTAAACTATAGTGACACTGGATCTTCCGTAGGAACAGTAGTAGCCAGTAAAGTAGTTACGGTAGATGCAAACAAAGACGTAGCCAGCTTTCGTAACATTACTTTAACCGGGGAGCTAGACGCAGGATCTCTTGACATTTCTGGTGATGCAGATATAGATGGCACACTTGAAACAGATGCACTGTCTATTAATGGCACTGCTGTTACATCTACTGCCGCAGAACTAAACATACTTGATGGTGTCACCAGTACAGCAGCAGAGCTAAACATTTTAGATGGTGTCACAAGCACTACGGCTGAACTTAATATACTTGATGGGGTTACTGCAACTACAGCAGAAATTAACTATGTAGACGGTGTAACATCTAATGTTCAAACGCAGCTTAATGCTAAAGCTCCTATAGATGGAGCTACATTCACAGGCACTACTACTATACCTACTGCTGACATCAATGGTGGAGCTATAGATGGAACTACTGTAGGCTCTAGTTCTGCATCTACAGGAGCATTTACTACTATATCTGCGTCTGGAAATGTAGATTTTAATGGCGACTTAGACGTAGATGGCGCGTCCACTTTTGACGGCATCACTAACGCAGGAAATTTTGCTACTGATGGTGGCACAGTAAAACTCGACGGCAATCATCCAGTTTCTA